TTGATTGAGGACTTGCTCAAAGAGGTTGCTATGGCAGAAGCGCATATTGCCGACCTAGAGCGAGACTTGCTTAGAGGCTAGAGGTAAGTTTACCTTAAACAAGTTTCCGTCCGACCCGTTTGCTACTATGTAGGAAATGGCAAGACCAAGGAAACCTGAAAAAGCCCTTAGCAAGTGGGGTGTATGGAAGCGTCAGCAGCGGGATAAACCTGCTAACGGTCTATGCCCTAAGTGTAAAAAGCGTTCTGCTACCGTTAAGCATCATGTAGATGGTAGCAAGCCGCGTCCGGCTGGACAAACAGTTTCGTGGTGCCGTGAGTGTCATACGGCCTATCATAACGCCCTGCGAAAAAAGGGACAATGAAAGCAATTAAAAATAAGAAGTATCGCTTTCATGCTCGTCCGGCAAAAGGGCCGGGTCGCAAAATGGGTAAAGTTACGAAACGCCGTAGGCTAGGCACCAACCGTCACCCTGTATGATGGCACAACGCTTAAACCCCGATGAGTTTAAACGGATTGGTCGGGAGGTAATGAGTAGTACACGCCCTAAACCTTATGGGCGTTTATCAGTTTCTATTACATTTAAAGATGGTATGCCTATGTATTTACAAGCAGGTGACCCTGTAAGCGGTGCCAACAAAGATGGTTATTTTGATGGCTTCTTCGACGGCTCAGTATCTTACGACGGAGTTAAAGGGTGGGCTTTACAGATTGTAACCGAAGATAAACGCAAGTTCTTAATGTATATCGGTGAAGTAAAGCAGTTCCGCATTTATGAGTAAGGCTAATCATCTTCTTCTACAATTTCAGCATCAGTAATTTCTATATCTAATTTTTCAGGGTTTTTTACTAAGCCCATCTCAGCAAGTTTAGCAATAATTTTTTCAGCATCTTTAGATTCTGTTCGTTGCGTTGGTTTACCCCTAAGCAGTTGAGTTTTCTCAATTGCTGGATTAATAACAGACGATAAATTTTTAGCAGTAACGGAAAGGTCTTTTGTATCTAAGTCACTTAAATTGTGTGAAAGAGTATTTATTACCTCTTTTTGTAAGTCCGTTGCTTGTAGGGCTATATCAGTTAGTTCACCTGACAATTTATTGGAAATCTGAGTATCTAATTCCTGCTGTATCGCAGCATATTTATTGGCAAACTGAACCGTTGCCCAACGCTTTAAAGTATTAGAATGTACAGAAAGTTGATATTCTTTGTCAAGAATAGTAGAAACCTTGGAGTAACTAGTGCCGTGATAAGCAAGCATACGCAAGGCAAGTTCTACATCTTCGATAGAAAAGTCTCTAAGAGTAGTGCCAACTTCTGTCTGAGCATTGGCTTTTAGTGATGGTAATTTCTTGTCGGTCATAAGGAGAAAAATTGGATACTAGCATAGCAGAAAGCGCAGATAAAGGTGTGGAAGAAGCATTTATAGCCGCACTATTCCATGACCCCAATAAACTAGGGGCTGTCCTACAAGACTTTAAACTTAAACCAGATACTTTTTTCTACGATAGCACCAGAAAAATTTATCATCGTATGCTTGCCCTATATGAACAAGGGACACCTGCTACACTAGACCTTGTATGTTCTGACCTACCATCTGAGGTAGCGGATTACGCTAGAACATTAAACGCTGCTAAGAAAGAGTCTGGTGCGATAAAGCACTTTGCTAAGCGTTTAATCGAATTAGAGAAATGGCGCGTAAGGGGTCGTGCTTCGCTAGAGGCAATAGAAGCCGTAAAAGTTAGAGACTTTGAGCGATATGTAAAGGCTCGTTCGCTTGACCAAGATACCGCTACGAGTAATGACTCTTATTACGACGCGAAACGCCTAGCAGAAGAATTTAAGGAGTATCTGAAAGGCGACCAAGCAGAAGTATTTAAGTTACCATTTAACAAACTCAATAAAGTTTTAGGTGGAGGATTTCGCCGCCAGCAAATGACCATTGTTGGAGGTTGGACTAGTCACGGTAAAAGCGTAGTCGTAGACCAATTCTTACAGGCATTTTCAGACCAAGGTTTAAGGACTCATCTTTATATGAATGAAATGAGTCATCAAGAAAGAGTTGTAAGGGTAGTCGCCCGAAAGACGGGTATTCCTACTCATAAGATTATGGCATCTAATCTTACCTTAGAGGAACAGGCTAGCATTGATAAGACTCTTAAAGATGGTTTGCCTTTTTCGATAACGCCTTGTGCTGGTTGGAGCATAGAAGAACTATCTTACGATATTCGCAATAGAGAGTTTGATGTGGTAGCCGTAGATGTTCTTCATCTGTTCGATTATGAATCAGAATTAGAGTTAGCAAGAATTAGTAGGCTATTAAATCGTGTTGCTAAAACCGCTAACTGTCATGTAATTGCGACGGTTCATCTCAACGAGGGTAGAGTAAATGATATTACTAGACCACGCCCTGTAACAAGAGATATTAGAGGGTCGGGTATGTTAAAAAATGACGCGGATAATGTGATGTTCGTGTATAGAGAGCAAGACCCGACCAGCGGCGACCCGCAACCTTCTAGCACCCTCTACCTCGCTAAGGCCCGTAGCGGTATGCTAGGAAAGGCAGACGCGATGTTTAATAACAAGCACCTGCGGTTCGAAGAAGTAACAAGTTGACTTACCGCCGCGCCATATGCTACAATGGTTCTAGTCCCGTAAAACGGGCTGCGTTGTTCATTAGTATCCTCCTAGGGATTGGCGGGGTTGGCAAGTCTTATCACTTGTCGCCCCGCTTTTCCTTTTCTTGGATTTATTCCGTCCGGGGAGTGTGATAACATTGTTTATAGTAAACAATCTGTATACACATAAAAGGGGGTGAAAATTGACACCACTAGAAGAAGTAGAAGGAAAACTTAAAGGTGAGTTAGAAGGCGCAAGTCCTCATACAATATGGGTTCGTAAAGACCTGTGGGAAGCCGTTAAGTTAAAGAAGTTAAGAGATAGGCGTAGCCTTCGCTCAATCGTGGAGGAGGCGCTTTATAAGTTCCTAGAAAACGAAAACGCGAAAATAGATATAAAGGAGTATAATGAAAGATTTTAATGAATTTATTAATGAGTGCCGTAGGCCGTTTCCTGCTGATGTAGTTCTTAGCAGGGTACAAGTAACGACCGCTAACTCGGCGCTAGTAGTTTACTATATTGATGCTCGCCATGTTTCTGAACGGCTTAATCATTTAGTGCCGGGTTATTGGTCGGATAGTTATACGCCCATCACCCTAGGTGACCAGCATGGTATCCAATGTACCTTGCTTACCACTATTAATGATAGTCTGTTTAGAGTGTGTGATATTGGCACTAAACAAGCCAATGATGATATGGGTGGTCTGAAAGCCATGTACTCAGATGCGTTTAAACGAGCCGCAGTTAAGTTCGGTATAGGTGTGAGTCTATACGCGCAGCCTACGACTTGGGTTCCAGAGTCAAAAGGTGATACTCAATATCTTAAAAAGAATAAGGCAGGTAAGCCTGCGTATCTCACACCAGAAGCAGAAGAAGCACTTAATACTAAGTATAAGAAATGGTTAGAAGATGAGGGCATTAAGAAATTTGGCCCCGTAGTGGAGGTAGCATAATGGAAAATGACATTATACTAGGAGTATTTATACTGTCATTTATTTTACTGTCAATCGCAATAGGAGCAAACAGCAAATGAACATAAAGCAAGATGAAATTACTCATGTAATTGATGAAGGCGCTGACCGTTGTTATGAGTATGACGGTCAGAAATATCCATCGGTTACGACTATTATAGGTAGCGTTCTTGATAAGCCTGCTATCACGCCTTGGGCTTACAAGTCTGGTATCGAAGGCGCGTTGTATGTGCTACAGCAAGAAGCAACCGCCGCTAAGAAACTCAATGATATTCAGGACTATGTACTAAATACTACTCCTGACTTACTAGCCAATGAGATAAAAACATACGGCAAGGATATTGAGTCTAAGAAAAATGATGGTGGTAATCGTGGGCTTATTGTTCACGAATGGGTAGAAGCGGTTGCTAATAACAAGCCTGAGCCTAATGTGCCACCAGAGCAAGAACCGTTTATCAATTCTATCTATGCGTGGCTAGAGGATTATGAGCCGGTATTTTTAGAGTCCGAACAAAAGATAGTTCACCCCGGTATAGGTTATGCTGGTACTTTTGATGCTTTAGCAGTTATCTCAAAGCACCCGCCGCGTAAGCGTCATACTGACCTTACGGGTAAGACTTGCCTGATTGACTTTAAGACGAATAATCAAGGCACAGTTTATGCCGACCAGCATTTGCCGCAGGTAGAAGCATATGCCGAAGCCTACACTAATGCTATGGGCGGTAGTCCTATTGACGAGCGAGTAGTCGTAGGCATTGGGCCTGCTAAGGATAATAAACCTAAGTATCAAACGACCGTATCGTATGCTAACTTTCAGATATTCGCACCATTGGTCGAATATTATAAGCAGCGTGAGTTGGTTCGTGCGGCTAATCCAAATGGAAGGAAAAAGAAGTGAGTTTATTAGATAATCCGTCAGCCTGTGTTAATGAGTTAGAGCGTATTAACACAGAGTTGGCAAAAATATGGCAGCCTTGGGCTAAGGCCACTAAGGACGCAGTAGTGCTTAAAGCAGACTTAGAGTTGGCTAGGGCTAGGGCCGCAGAGGAACACGCCGATAAGTTGAGTAATATATCTTCTGTATCCGAAAGGACACAAAAGATTGACTTGCTTATTGAGAAAGAGGATATGTTAGTTAGTCGGTTGGCTGTGGCTAAAGCACAGGTAGAAGCGTTTGACCGTATCTTTAAGGTCTACGATGTTACCCGTTCCAATGTTCAGTCTGCTATCAAATTACACGAAAGGCTAGGCTAATGGCAGTTAATAATATCAACCATGTAGTAATTACAGGCAATCTTACCCGTGAGCCTGAGTTAAGAGAAACAGGCACAGGCAAAAGCGTATGTGAGATGCGGGTTGCCGTGAACAGTTCGTTTAAACAGGGCGACAAGTGGGAGTCCAAGCCTAACTATTTCCAAGTAAATACATGGGCAGGACTCGCTGACAATTGCGCGAAGTATCTAGAGAAGGGTTCTGGTGTCGCAGTTAGCGGTCGCTTAGAATGGCAGAAATGGGAGTCTAAGGACGGGGGCATTAATAGCCGCGTAGTTATCGTGGCAGATTCCGTTCAGTTCTTAGGACGGGCCAATGCTACGCAAAAGCCAGATATGGAAGCATTAAAGGCAGAAGCGGCAGACCCACCTAGTATTCCTAGCGATGACGAGGATATTCCATTTTGACCTACTTAGCGACACAAATATCAGTCGGTAAGCGCGACGATAATACATCATACATTACATTCTATTGTTCTGATTCTACTAACCCTAACAGTAAAGAAACAAAAGTAGTAGATATTAAAACAGAACAACTAGATAACCTTGTTAAAACAATCCAAAAGTACCAAGGCAAATAAATGCGGCAATTGCGGCATACTACTTTCCATTCCGTTTTTTAGACGGTCGGGAAGTAGTTACCGCTATTGTAGTTGGGAGTGCGCTGGTGGCAAGAGATTGGACAGCAGCAAAGCAAAAAGTAAAAGATGAGGGAATGTGTCGGGCTTGCGCTGACACACAGATACTAGACCCTGCCCATATTATCGCCCGTTCATTAGGTGGTGATATGGAAGCAGATAACATCATTACTTTATGCCGTAGTTGCCATAGCGCATACGATTCTCATATCTTGGATATTTTACCTATTCTATCTAGAGCAGAAGAAGTACACGCAGTCAATCTAGTAGGAATAGCCAGAGCATATAGAATTATCACAGGAGATAAAAATGAAAGAAACTTTAAGGTTGGAAGTTCCCGGTGAACCAATATCGGGTAGCCAGTTAAAGTTTAACAGAAGTTCAGGTACGGCGTATAGGCCAAAGGCACATAGCCAGCGCGTATTTACAATACACGAATACGCAGCCAACGCAGTACCAGAAGAAGAAAGACCGTATTTTGGTAACGGTATTATGGTATGGATTTCAGTAGAGTTTTATTTTCCTTACCGTAAATCTGACTATCGCACAGGCAAATATTCTGATGTGCTTAAAGATAGTGCGCCAGAATTCGTCATAGGTAATAAAGACCTTGACAACTTACTGAAACCTTTAAAAGATGGGCTTAAAGGTGTTGCGATTAGCGATGATAAGCAAATCGTAATGTATACAGGAATTGTTAAGAAATACTCACAATCGCCCAAAACTGTCGTACAGATAGGACAAATCAATGGATAAAACAGTAATTGTATTAACGCTACAAGTCAATACAGATGATACCCAACAATTAGAAGAAGTAGTAAATAATTTTCGTGCCGCTATGGGCGAACACTACACAGAGGTAGAGGTGCTAGACCAAATCGTTAGTTCATATTCAGAGTTTACCTCACGGTTAAGAGAAGCCGACGATATATTGCGGCAATTAGAAATCTACGCCACACTAAAAGACACAGATAACTAAGAAAGGAAATAATGAGCAATATAGATGTACCAAATAATTTAATTAAGCCAAAAGTTCCATTGGTAGGCGAAGATGGTAATGCGTTCGCTATTATGAGTCGCGTATCGCAGGGACTAAGGCAAGTAGGTAATGACGAAGAAGTAGTAGAGTCATACATGAAACAAGCGACTAGTGGAGACTATGACCACCTGCTTGCGGTGAGTATGGCCTATATTGAGTTCCCTTCTGATGAAGATACGGAATTTGCGGCCATTTAAACAGTCCGTAGGCGTGGCAGTTCCCTGAGCGGCGTTCTAACGGCTTCCGGCAGTTTCGGCGGGGTTACCCTTCGGGACTTGTTCGGAGGTCGTTAGGAGCCGTTACAGGGGCCAAGTTTTAATCCCATAGCCCTTGTAACTCAATGGTAGAGTAGGGGACTTTTAATCCCAAGGTTGTAGGTTCGAATCCTACCAAGGGCATTAATCGTTTTCAGCGTGTGTGAAGTAAAGATAAAAAAGTATTTCATACAACCAAACCTTAGAGCCTAAGGCAGCAGCGTTATCTAAGGTTTTCTGTAAGTAAGTCATTTGCGCCACGACAAAGAACATATGCCCTAACAGCGTGAGCGCCAGCCTCAGCAATTAATAATTTTATATTCTGACTTACATCGCTATTAAGTCTATGTTCATTCTCATACCAATTTATCTGTTCGACCCATAGCGTACCCCAACCAGCAATATCTAATGCTTCTTCCATAACTTCTCTTGCTAATGGTTTATGGAAAAAAGTATTGCGGCCATACTCTTGTTCACCTTTGCTAAGCCGTTCCATAACAGAGCGACTAAATTCTTCATAACCAGAGTAACCGGCAAGTTTAAGAACCTGCTCCAAAAAATCCCATTCGAACTGATTACTACGCTCGCTCATGGTCTATCCAAATCAAGCATAGAAACATCAGTAAGCCCATACCTAGGGTGAAAAGTAAGTAACAGTTGTTGTGGTGGCCTACCACCTCCAAATGACTTAAGACTAAACTCGTCTACACCTTTAACCGAACCATTCACGGCAATCTGGCCCGCGTCCGACTGGACTAACGCCGCGCTATGAAAATGCCCACACACAAACATATCTACAGATTTGCGTTGTGAAGTGTATGCGGCTTGTAAAGCATTAACTCTACGCATAATTCCGCCCCAAGGAACACCGGGCATAGTGCTACGCACATTATCTCCGTGAAAACTTAATATCCTAAACCGATTAGCAACCATAGTTAAATTCTGTGATGCTTTTGGTATATCAAAAGTAATATTCTTGCGATGTTTTAAAATAAGACGACTAATGTTGTATGCCGTCCAATCTGCGTTATCATAGCCCTGTTTAAACCAAGGCTTCTTATGCGCCCTAGGGTGATTCCCTACTATTCCCGCAAAGTGTATCTCAGGGAAATACTCATGGAGAGAGTCTACAAAATGCGCGTTATCTACTCCAAACTGTACGGTTGCTTCTGCTAGTGGCATCTCATTAGTTGCCTCTAACTCCGCGTGGATATTCCCACTTAGCATATCCCCAAGACCAAGAATGTTAAGTTTCTTAATTTTGTAAGGTCGGTTTTCTTGATATGAAAGAATAGACTCTTTAATGTTGTCCATTCTTTTTAGCATTATATCCCAATCGTAAGTATTGATATTATTTGTTTCCTCAGCACTTACAATTTCTCCCGCGTGGGTATCTGACCAAAGCAGAACAAACTCATGTTCTTCTTTTTTCGACTTACGATACGGAGCGGGTTTATATTGAGGTTTTACTCTCTCAGTAGCATCTACAACAGCCTGCGTAATACGCTCGTCCATAACAGCAGACTTGCGTTCTTTTCTGTGGGCAGCCTCTAGTTCCTTGACTCTTTCCTTAAGTATCTCTGTTTCTGATACTTCTTCATCAAGGTTTGTAGGCTTAATATTTTTTTTGACCTTAGTTACATCTATATCTAGTCTTTCTAAGTAACTACTTAAGGTCGTTCGTGGAACACCAATTTTTTTAGCATAACCCGATATGCCGAAAGCCTCAACACCTTTAATTACTTCTTTATCACTAGGCCAATTATATTTATTTTTACCCACGATTTCTCCTGTTATAGATTACAAGTACTGAATAGATAACAGCAGTAACCACTAGCCAAGTGACTAGCGGCCCTGCTATATCTAGAGAAAACATTATCCCTGCGAGTTAGGAACCAGATAGACTAACGCTGCGGTAGCAACGGCAATAATAGCCTCAGGAACCTTGCTATCTACCTCTACGCCAAAAGCAACGGCGATAGCAACGGCAGCGCCTACTACGGCAACAACCGCTTTACGATACACAGCCAACCTATTCATCTTATCTCCTTACTTTTTAAGAAACAATGCTGCTTCGTCTGCTCGTCGTCTGATAAGCCCCGGAAGTTTTTTACCTCCGGCATAAACCCACCTACCAAACTCATTGGCAACCTTAGCAGAAGGCTCCCCGGAATTAAGATACCGTAGTAAAGTGCTGTCAGTAAACGCCCCTACGCCAACATTAAAAACAAATGAAGTAAGCGCCGATAGTTGGTTTGCCGTAAGAGGAACCTTGACTAGCCTTCTCACAGCCGCGTCAGCGCCCGCTAAATCTTTTCGCAATATCTGATAGCCTTGAGTCCTAGTAATCCTTCCCCATTCCTGCCTATCAGCCTTTGTAACTGGCCTAAGCCCAAGCAGATGACCAAAGCCAATCGTAGCGAATCCTGCGGGGTCATTATAAGGCGTAGCAAAAAATCCTTCGTATCCAGCAACAAATTTTAAAGTCTGAATACTAATACCTTTTGGTGTACGCTTTCTAAGGCTTTTAAGTTTATCACGCAGTTTAGCAATTCTGCGCTTTAACAAGCGTATTTCTATTTGTATTGCTTTTTTCACCAAGAGTTCCATCTAGCACGATAACCGCGAGAGTCTAAATGAACGCTACCACTAGGATAACTACCGACTCCACCTCTGCCATAAACTTTTTCAGCAACCGCTAAAAATTTATTCCGGCCAAAGCGAGTAACAGTTTCTACTGAAAAATCAGTAGCGTCAGCATAAACATGACGGCTAGCAGTTGCCCCACCAATCTGTCTATTATAAGACGATGTACGATAATAAGAAATGCCGCCAATAGGTCTGTCACCTAACTTATGACGAACTAACTCTAAATTAAATGCTTGCCGTTGAGCGTTCTTGCGTAACCTATATGGCACAGGCGTACCGTCACTACACGCCCACTCAGCGCGAGTAAAATTAGGGCTTACATATCCACGCGACCAACAAAACTTTTTAAACTTGCGTGAATGACGCGCCCGAAAACTGTAAGGGTGTTTCCAGTATTTACGCCAACGATGGTTGTTGGCAAGTCTGCTTTTAGGAAATTTAGCCATATCTACCTCACTAAGTAAGAAATTAATTCTACTGTCATTACAAGTATAGCAAATTGGAATGAAGTCCAAGCCAACATGTAAACCCTGCTGCTCATTATTTCTGAATTAGCGCCACAATCAAAGCAACAGCCGATGTACTCATAGTAAAAGCAAAAGCCATTATAGTCCAAGTTATTTTTGTAACGCTAGAATTAATGCCTTCTAAATCTTTTTCTATGTTGTCAATTCGTTCGTTTACAGCGCGTAATTCTCTAACATCTGCTTCTAATGTGTTAACTCTAAACGCAATTGTTTCATGGTGTTCGTTTGTCATAGTGCTATATGAACATGGTCGGAGTGACCGCCGATGCTCCCTTTCACCTTTTTACCGTTTTTCCAATAGTAACCAATTGGGTCATAAAATAATTCAGTAGGTTTGTATCTACTAGCCCAATTAAAAAATGCTCGCATTTGTTTAGCACTTCCCGCCACATCTACACCTCGGCCCGAATAATGATAAGAACCGGGAACATGACTACCGCCAGTAGTAGATGTAATAATAACGCCAAATTTATCTGCGCCTTGTTTTGCTATTTGTAAAGCCGCTCCTTTTTTACGAGCAACCTTTACAGACGATACTTTACCAGTTTTTTGATTGCTCACTTGTTTAAGGGCAAAAGGGTTAATATTAGTATCAAAAATACTGTTATCTGTATCACTAAGATTAAGTGAGTTTACAAATGCCAATAATTTTTCTCCACTTAAATCTCTAGATATAATTCGATTGTTACGAACACCAGCCTTAGCACTAACTACCGTTGCTCCACCAGTAGTACTACCTGCTGAACCGCCGCTAACAATACCCCCGCTCGTAGGAGCGCCATTCCATTTAGCGCCAAGATGAATATGATAACCACTACCATGTAGTTTAGTTATTAACTCAATATCATATCCTTTAACTGTACCAGACCAATTATCACCTAACTCTAAGTCACTAACCTTGGCTCCCTTTTTGCGAAGATTATTGACAATCTTATTAAGTGTTTGCTGGTTATATCCTAGACCCGCTTCTCCTTCACTAGCGTTACCACCAGCACTTCCAATGTCCTGAGCATAGGCACCTGCTACTGAATGATACCCCGTAGGGCTGTGTCCGGCTTCCTTATCGCCTTTGACCTTCTGCCCTAACAATTGACTTACCATAGCCCTAGAACCGTCATATGGGCCTTTGAGTTTAAGAGAGTCTCTGCTAGCGCCAGCAACCTTAGCAACATCTAAGCCACTACGACTTAGATTTTTCTTTTGTTCTAATAAAGTTTTCTTTGCTTGGCGTAGTTTTTTAGTATTTTTATTTTTAACTCCAACCTGACTATAAGTACCTTGTAAAGTTCCACCATAACCAGATGATGCCCAACCACTATTAACGATTGCGTTTATTTGTGCGGCATCTGATTGGCCGCGAGTATTTACAATGTTCTTAATACCAGCAGATGCGCCAAATTTTTTACCTTTAAAAAACTGTGCGGTAAGTTTACCAGCGGTGCGTGGATTAGACCAACCTTTATCTCCTGTAATGCTAGGGTCAGGGCCACTATCAAAGTATCCAATATTAAGCCAGTTATGATTACCTTCTGCTTCTCTTTGAGTAGCAGCACTACCGCTTTGTTCGGCTAAAACTTGTGCGGCAATAACGCGAGGTGATAAACCTGTCTCTTTAGCAACTGTATTAATAAATATTTTTTGACCTTCCGTAAGCGGGCCTGTCACAGTTTTGCCAAACTTTGAGACTACTCGTTGAGCCTGTTTAAACGCGCCAATCTGTTTAGCGGCCTGACGCTTTAATCTAACCACTTCTGGTGGTGCGCCCTTGGTAACAGCACCTAATCGTCCAGACTCAATATTTTGAGCATCGCGTGTAGAACCTTTATAAGTACCAACATATTTGTAAGTACCACGACCAGACCGTTGTTTACGGCGAGTAGTGCTAGCGCGACCACCGCCAAAAGCGCCACCCTTACCATAGCCAAGTTGTTTTCTACTAAGTGCCATTATCTATAATTATCAAAAGGGTCGTCTTTTTGCTTGCTTTTTTTGTTTTGCTCAGGGTCTATATAGCGCCACTCTCTGCCGCTTACACGCTTTTTAGTTTGACCAAGTAAATTACTGCTGCCCAAAGCCCTGCTTGTATAACTGCTTATACCTCTATTTTTTTCAGGCTTAGTAGTTGGCTTGTAAGGAATTCCTCTAAATGGGTTAAAGAATCTAGCACCAAGTCCTTGACGATTTGATGGATTAATTAAATCCCATGACTTACCAAAATATTTTTCCCAAATAACAATTTCGCCCGGAGTGTTCTGTGGCCCATAAAAACGATAATCTCTGCGTGGCGACCAAGGAGTAGAAGTAGTAGAAGGCCGACCACCTAATTGTAGCGAATGAATATAACTCATTGGATAAAAATAGGTTTCCATTAAACCGTAAAGAGCCAAACCAACTCTTTCATTGTCACTTAATTTTTCACCATTAGGTTTACGCATTACACTACCTGTCCAATCAATACCACTTGCCGCTACATTAAATAAACTGTTCCACCAAGGAAAAACAAAATTTGCTAAATCTCCTAAATCGTAATAAGGGCCAAAGGAAGTATAGTTAGAAGTTCTTAAGTAAACTTCTTGACGCTCACCAGAAATAGGGTCTATTTCATATTGCTTGCCCGGAATTAATTTATCAGGTAAAGCCGAAGCAGGGATAGCGCCAAGTAAATAATTAGGGACAACATTATTGCCAAATACAGACAAACCAAATGAACGGCGTTCTTCTTCTGTTAATCCTGCCATGCCTGCTACAAATGCTGATTTAACAGGATAGTTATATGGAAGCGTAACAAGCCAAGTAGCAGAAGCGCGTAACCATAAGCCGAAAGGCACAACAGTCCTAACAAGCCCGCGTAACCTTGGACTCATATTTGTATAATCACCTAATACTTTATTTGTAGACTTAGCAACCTGTTTTAATAGATTTTCGTCCATTAAATTAAAAGCAAGTTTTTCGATTGCTTCATTAGTCAGTCGGGCATGTTTAAACCAACTAGTTCCAAGGTCAGTTAACTGTTGACGACCATATTTACCAAGGGTAGCAAATCTTACTCGTTCTTCTATAAACTCTCCAAATCTAAATCCAAACTCAGCAGCATCTTTATATCTGCGAAATAACTGCTGGTCAGGTCTAATCTGGTATAAAATCTTTTCACTAGCATCTAACATACGACGCTCATAAGGTTGTAATTTAGCGGATGAACCAAATCGTTTTGGCCTAGGAGAACTTAACGCCCCAATCGGCTTATTTTCTTGGAAAAACCCACCATCTTTCCTACTACCACGAACCAATGAAGATTTAGCACTAATTAAGTGTCCACCTCCCATTTCGATTAATACTGCGTCGTAAACCTCAGGGTAGTTTTCTTTAAGATATTTTCTTAACTTTAAACCAGTTGCGTAATCAATTGGATTTACACCATCAAATAACATACGCAAAGCCATATCTACCATATTACCTGTATGCCAAGCAATTGAGAATGGCAACACCGAGGCTTTAAATTCACGGGTTAAAGTGTTAAAAAACCTACCCCCACCATTTTCAGCAATAAAACTATCTACTTTTGCGTGAGAACGAAGTCGGTTTGCGACGGCCTTAGGTATTAATCCAACACGCACACCATAAGTTGCTTCGCTGTTACTGTTTTTAAAATCTTTTAACGCTTTCATGCGCGACTGTTGGAGTCCTAAATAATCTACATTTGCGGCATCAGTTCTTAGGTATTCATTTAAGTCTGTAATAATTGGGCTTGTATGGTCAAGGTCACTCGCTTTGTTAATAGTTTCGCCTAGTTTAATTGCGTCACTTGTAACATCTACGGCCCACAGTTCCATCTCTACAGGGAAACGACCGGGATTATCTCGGTAAAATTTTTCTGCTTCTGCGGCAGTTTTAAAAAGTTTGCCGTTAGTATCGCCGACAAGAGTTCTCTGTAAAATAAATTCTTCTATTTTCTGTTTGTTAAGATTAAGTTTAACGCTAATAGCACTTCGTTTTACATTCTCAAAACTTAAATCGTGACCAAAGCGAGCAATTAAATCTCCGGCAGTAGAAGCGTTATATGTTTTACCAAGAGAGTTTAATGTAGCCGCGTGAGTTGTATTGCTGTCTGGTAATACTGTTGGTAGCGAAGAAAAGAAAATAGGGTCATTCTCAAAACCATTAGCCCGCATGTGTGCGCGTATATCTTCTGGTGTTAAGAAATTTCTTTCGCCCATTTCACCCGTCGCGCTTTTAGCAGATTTTTATCTATATAAAAACGAATCTGACCATTCTTAGCCTTAATAGATTTAGCGCCCATAACACGAACGGCATAAGGAACTAACGGAGCAAAATCACGCTGTTGAGGTAATAACAATCCCTGTCTTACAAGGGCGTCCTCTAGTGGATTAATTACATCACCTAACTTATTAACTGCTTCCCACATTTTAGGGTCAGTTAATATCTCAGGTTTTTCTAGTAATTTCTCAAACAATTTTTGTGTTTCGCCAGCAGCACGATAAAATGGACTACTTTGATTGTAAGATTCTTTTTTAAGCCAATTCTTACGCCATTTTTTTACATCAGCAAGTGCTTTTTCTAAATTAGCAACTACTTGGGCTGGCCCGCCAAACTCACCAGAAGCAAGTGGTCTAAGTGCTAAATGAGCATCTTTACCTAGCCCTCCCCTAGCAGGTGATTTTGTAAGGTCATTGGCAATATCGTTAATTGCCGACTCAATTTTAGACACTTCTGCTCTATTGGTTAAGTTTAGCCTAGCCCAAGTATGGTCTATTAAATCCCTGTATAATGCGTTAGCATTATTCTCAACTTCTAGTTGATGAGCAAGTAACTTCTTTTCTTCTTGTTTTGTAAGCGAAATACCGTCATCAGCCTTTGCTTGGATAGCCTTAATTTTGGCTAAACTGCGGTTATCAACAAACTTTTGTGCTTGTGCGGTTATAATGTTAGGTGATAGCCTTCTATTAATTAATTGAGGACTATCATCAAAAACTAGTGGTAAAGGACGGCGTAATTGCGAGCCAACATGACCAATTCTCATTAAGTTTCTACTAGTAGTGCTTTTTGCTTGATTAAGTTGGTCTTTTAATTCTTCTGGATTTCGCGTAGCGTTATAGCCGCGTTCAGGTTTTTTATTACTAATTGTACCGTCAGCAAGCCTATAATTACCATCTGGTAATTTTGTATAATCAACACGCGCAAACCTTCCAGCACCTCTTGCCGCTGTGCCAATGCCTCTACCTACCGCGCCATAAACACCACCAATCATTAATAACGCATCTAATGGTCGTTCTTTAGCAGATTTTTTTGCTTCGTCCCACCTACCTTGGAAAGCCAAAAAAACAGCATCGTGATTTACCATATAATCCCAAAACGCCGAAACACGGTCAGTGTCTTGGTTTAAAACAACATCTCCTACCATCTTGCCTGTCTCTACCAAGGCATACGGCACAGATGATGCTAAATCCTTAGCGTTTATTAAAAAGTTATTAGTAATTTCTCCGCCAGTAACCACTTCGTCTACAGAAGCACTAGTAATTACGCCAGATACGCCAAGTCTTAAAGGCCACTTGTAGCGAGCACCAAGACGCTTAAGACTTGTTTGACTTAATGCCCCCGCCTCATCTAGCATGTAACGAGTATTTTTTAAAGGAGCCTGTAAGCCTCTACGAGCAAACTGTTCTTCTTTAAGTAATTGTGTTGCTAAATCTTCGCGTAAACGATTTAACTTACGACTCATAGCGCCAGCAGCGCGTGGATTTTCGCTAACACGCCTTGCGACTTCATCTTGGTATTTAGCAAGTTCATCTATTTTATTGGCAAGTTCATCAGAAATATTTCCCATTTTACCTGCGCGTTGAGCATCTATAGCAGCGTCAGCAGCAGTCTTTATATCGTCGGTAGCAGCAGACCGAATAATCTCATCTGCGACCTTTTCATTTTTAGCAGCGGCTTGACCAGTAGCCTTAGGAGTAATCTTATCTGGGTCTACAATTTTATTTGTTTTACCAACCTCAGACTTAACTTTTCCGCCACGACGACCAGATAAACCAGATTTTGCCAAACCTTCTCGAATTGCTAGTCTTTCAGACCTATTCTTAACGCCTCTAGCGGTGGCCTTACTTACCGCCCTTACTCCACGACCCAATGCCCTTGCTCCTGTAAGTTTTAATGCTAATTTACCTCCTGCTTTAAGAGGTGTTTTAAAAACTCCACCAAGAGAAACTAAATCAATAGCAATAAGCCCAGTTTGTGCGGGCGATGATAAAAATTGTTCAGCAAAATTTAATCCATAACTTTTTGCCGCTTCTTCATAACCTATTAATTCATTAGTAGTTTTATTTAATTTTGTAACAAGTGGATGAACTTTGTTAGTCCTCATGCCACCGCCAATGCTGTCATTAAGTGCTTTAGAGGCAGCCATTAATACTGTAGGTGGAGACGGGTGTTTATTTACCTTAATTAATCCATAGGCATCTATAAGGTCGCGCTTTGTTTTCCCATCAGAAACCTTAATGGCAGTCTCAAAGAAATCTCTAAGTTCTTGGTCAAGCCGCTTGCGGTAGGTAACAACCGTCTTAGAAAGGTTTAAACGGGCTTCGTCTTTTAGGCGTTCTTCGCGTTTTTTTTCTAACCTAGGTTTATTGGTATTACTACGCCATTTAGCCTCTTTCTCAAAACGGTCAATTTTTTCAGAAAGTCTTTTTTGTTTTTCAGGGTTAGTCCTAGGAACATCTACTAAACGACGAGAAAATTTAGTAACTCTACCGCGAGCGCGACGAGTAAGTAGTCGTTCTAATTCAGCCCTATCCTCAGCCCTTCTAGCCCGAATATAAGTAAGCCGAGCATTTTTATTCTTAACAATTTCTTCGGGAACATTTTGAGCAGAACTAAATATACCTGCCTCAAAATAGTCTGTTAACTCTTTGTCTGTTATAACATTTTTTTTGCGTTCTTCTTCTTTTTTAATAAGTTTGTCATAAGACTTTACGCTATCTTCTAAACGAGTAATTTCAGCATCTCGTATTTTGTAAGTTTTAATATCTTTAGCAAACTTGGCCCTATAACTTAACTGTTGTGGCGTAGTAGTTGGGCCTAAAATAGCGCGTAAATTTTTACCACGACCTACTAATGTTTTTTCTTTTTTATAACGCTGTATTTCTTTGCGTTCTGTTTTTTCTGTATCTATTCCGTAGCGAGCCTCATAGCCTCTGCTACTAATTGGGGCAGGGCTACTTTTACCACTTACTAAATCACGCTGACGCTTTAATTGCGTTGCTTTATAAATTGATTTAGCAGACCTACGCTGTCTCTTGGCTTTTGATACACCTTTAGCAGCGTCTTTACCAGAACCTTTGTAAGTTCCTACATAACTATATGCGCCCTTACCTGAGCGTTCTTTTCTGCGTTGAGTGCTAAGACGACCGTCACCAAAAGCACCGCCCTTGCCATAGCCTAATGCTTTTCTTGATTTCTTCTGTTTGCGATTAGTTTTTTTACCTAACCGCTTACCATAAGTCGGCCCCGGCATAATTAACTACGGCGACCAGAGGCAGGGCCAAATGCTCCACCTTTACCATAGCCCCGTTTTTTATTGTATTTACGAAGCCAAGTGCTATAAGCCTTATTAGCCGCACCCCACGAAAAACTGTACTTTTTAATTAAGCCGTCAATAATAAGACGCTTGCTTTTTGACGAGGCAGCCTTTTGAGCATTTTTACCACCATAGCCAAAGTCTCCGCGAATATGGCTAAAGGCTTCACGCCAACGGTCAGTATCTTTTTTCTGCCCATAAAGTGCCTGAATTTCAGCGTTGCGGTCAGCAGCATATTCTTTAGCACTACTGTATCTGTCGGCAATATACATTTGCGCTGAGTTGTTTTCATCTTGCTGGGCATTACGCATTTTTTGTAATTTAACTTGAGTCTTGTTATACGCATTTTTAGACTTAAGTGCGCGTACTCCAAGATTAAATTCACGCTCCGCACCACGCGCCTGATAAAGATTCTTAATAAAGGCAGCAGCAGCCTCACCTTTAAGCCCTGCGCGTCTAGCCATAGCAGCAGCGATTTCATCGTTAAAAGCCGCAGTAGCCTTAGTAATATCACTCATACTTTGACGCTGAGTATTTACTAAGTTTTCACTTCCCCTAGTTTGATTTGACGCGGCAAGTGCTTGCTGTAAACCTTGCCAATTAGTGTTTTGAGCGGTGTTAGAACCTTGGATAGCCTGTGCTTCACGGGCTTGTCTAGACTGTTGTTCAGCAACCATAGCCTGTAATTCGTCCCTAGCACCAGAGTCTTGTCTTAACTGCGCATTAGCGTTTTGTGCTGCTTGCTGTACCGCATTAGCGGCTTGCTGAGTCATAGATGCTGTTTGCTGTTGAGAACGCTGTGCTAACTCTTGTTGACGCGCAGCGTTAGCCGCTTCTGCTTCCGCAAGGCTACGATAGTATGAACTAATATTACCTGTAGCCTGAGTGCCTAAAGCGCCAAGACTAGCGGTAGTATTTTGTTTTTGCGTATCTAAGGCACCTATTTGCTGATTAACCGCATTTACTTGAGGTTTGTATTCTAAATTAGTAATAGCCTTAACAAAACGGCGCAAAGTTTTACCCTGTAATTGGGTTAAAGGACTGTATACAGGATTTATTTTTTTCTTATTTTTTTTATCTTTTGCCATTACTTTTTACCTTTACCTTTGCCCTTACCCTTGCCTTTGTTAGGTTTAGGTTTAGGAAATAGATTTTTTAATGCTTGATTCAGAAGTGTATCCCAATTTGGCCCTGTGTCTGCGGTATTAGTATTAGTAGTAGGTGTTTGATATGGGCTTGGTTGGTCTAATTCGGCTTGTGCTTTTCTATCAATCGCGGCTGCTAATGCGGCTGCTTCATCAATAGTATAGCCCTGTGCGAGCGCGTCCCTAATGGCTTGTCTAGATGCTTCTTCACGCTGATATGTTTGCTGTAAATCAGAACGCTGGTTAAAATAACCTTGTTCTAACTGTCCAAGATTTTCTTGCGATACAGAACTAAATAAATTACCGCTCTTAGACGATGCTATCTTAGTGGCTAATCTATCGCGTATTTGTTGCCTACCTAAATCTGAGTTAGCCTTCTCAAAATCAGTTTGAGCGTAAACCGACTGTAACCTAAGATTGTTTTCTTGTGTGTTGCGGTCAAAGTTTAAACGAATTACATCTCGCCAATACTGAGAGTCCCTAGGGTCAGGCTTACCTGTTTCTGGCATGTAAGAAGAAAATGGCTCATTTTGATTATTATTCGAACTATAATTATTATTAGGTGTTATTGATTGATTGTCTACACCACCAGAAGTACTAGACTGTGAGTTAGCATTATTAGTTACGCCTTGGTCAGAGTTAGGCGGTTGTGGGTCTTGATTAACAGAAAAAGTATTAGCCGCTATCCCTGTAGGGCTTGACCTGTTTTCTGCTATTTTTGCTGCTAGTTCTGCTTGGGAGTCGTTGTTAGTTGCCATTTTTCACCTAGGTTTTAATTATATAGTTTAGCACAAGAAACGGCTGAATGTTATTGTGTGCGTTTCCGCTACCAGCATTATCAATAGAAAGTGAACCAGTTAAAGAAGGTGCTGAATCACCAGTATTACCGCCTAATGTACCGCTAGGAGTAAATGAGTGGTTATGAGCAGAACCAGCACCAGAAGTACCAGATACAGCCCTATTTACACCAGTACCAGTTGCTAAGCGTCCCGCAGAACCAGTTACGGTTGTATTTGTAACGCTTTGGAACTGAGTAAGATAACTACCAGCGCCGTGTGTATGCGAAGATTCATCATCAGTCGTACCTGCTGTACCTGTAAATGTTAAACCAGTTGCGCCGTGATTATGACTTGCGACCGACAAAGTATTAGTAGTTCCGTGATTGTGGCTTGCTAATTCTGCGGTAGATAATGCGTGAGTTTCCGCACCTCCTGTAGCAGCAAGGGTTCTTGCTGTAAGGCCAGCACCAGTACCAGCACCTATAGGCACACGACCACAAAGGTCAGGAAGCATAAACGATGAACCAGAGCCACCATAAGTATAGCCTATAATAGCGTATAAATCAGCATAAGTTGTTGTAGATACACTAGACCCATCACATAACAAATAACCTGATGGAGCGGTAGTACCAGCATACTGTAACATAGCGCCTGTGGGAGCAGACGCACTAGGTCCAATTAGCGATACACCAGCAGGCCAAGTTCCAGATGCTTTTGGCCCAAATAATGTGCTAGTAGAAGTGTTAATATAAAAATCTCCATCTACTCCTGTCCCACTAGTAGGATTAGAAGTACCATTTAAAATTGTTTTACCATCAGTACCAGCAGGGCCAATAGCCCCCGTAGCCCCTGTTGCTCCCGTAGCGCCAGTAGCCCCTGTCGCTCCCGTTGCCCCCGTAGGTCCTGTAGGCCCAATTAGGCTAGTAGAAGAACCCCACGCACCTGCGGTCTTTGGCCCATAAATTGCGGTTGCCGATGTGTCAATATAAAAATCACCATCAGCACCTAAACCTGCGCTAGGCGCACCAGCACCATTTAAAACTGTATAACTACCACCAGAAGCAGCAATTAATTCATTAATTTTATCCCAAACTGTTTGGCTAAAATTATCGCTATCTAGCCGACCGTTTACTTCTATTAATAAAAGTTCACCAATTTGCTCAGGAGTATTAGGTGTTACTATTGCCATTAGTTTTATCTCTCAAAGTTTGCTTTCGTGCTTGTGCTTTTCTAGCCACAGATTTAACTGCTGATACAGATGTAGGTACAGGTTCACCCCACGCCCTAAACATAAGCGCAAAGCGTGTGGGTTCTCCATTCGGCTTTTTAAGAGGCGGTATATCGGAGCGACCAGCAAACCTAGTAGCCCAATTAGCCCATCGTTTTTTGTCAGCAAAACTCGCACTAGAATAGTTCTTTACACCGGGTTTTAAATTAGCACCTTCTTTACGCTTAAAATAAGCGCGTCCTTCTGCTGTCAATCCGCCTTTTGGGTCTTTAATTGGCACTATGCGGCCTCATAAGTACCAGTAATACTATAAGAATCACCAGTTGCCCAAGCCCAAGGGCTACCAGTACCAATTGGATTACTACCAACATAAGAAATAAATTTATCTGCTCCACCACCTAAAGCACTAATTGTAGTTACAGCAGTACCAAATGAATAGGTTGCTGTACTAGCATCAGAAACCATCACATTACCAATAGGAGATAAATTAGGGTGATTTTGAGTTGTCGGAAGGGTCAATGACCAATTGCCATTACCAGCCGTAGTAGTAGAACCAAACGCTAATTGTATTCTAAAAAATACAGTTTTACCTAATTGGATATAATAACCAGTAAGAGTACCATTTCCTAGAGTTGGATTAGTGGAAAGAGCAGTCCAAGTTGGAGTATAAGAAGTCCACGCATCTGCTTTAATTTTAGCAGCAGTAATTGTATTATCAGAAATACCAGCAGTTACAACCGCGTTATCTGCGATTTTATCAGCAGTTACCGCATCATCAGCAATTTTGGCTGTAGTTACGGCGCTGTTATGTAACTCGTCTGTATTGACTGAGTTATTAGTCATTTTATCGTGATTAATAGAATCGTCGGCTATTTCAGTAGTGCCAACTACGCCTGCGCCAATTTCAGTTACGCCAGAACTGTTAATCGTTACATCACCAGTAACGGTTGTAGAAGTAACTATTCCAGAAGCATTAGCAATAAGCAACTGGCCTGCGGTGCCATTAGTTAATTTGCTTGGCGCAACAGAGTTATCTGCTAACTTAGAACCGGCAATATTTGCGGCATTTTTAATGTTAGCGTTATCAAGATTTCCGTTAATCTCATCACGAATAGTAGTCATACCATCACGAATATCTACATCTTCTGTAGAGTTTGGTTGACCTACTGTTGGTATTGAGGGGTTAATAGTTCCCACTTAATCTCTCCTTGTATCTAGTGCTAAAGTATATGAGTAAATTTGACAATCTTCGTTGTTGGTACTTTTAAACTGAACACTCCACACGCGACCTACTCCGGGGGTGTAATATCTGCGTTCGGTAATAGTTGCTGAATCTCCATAAGTCCCTGTGCCGCCAAAGTCTCCTGTACCGCCAAAAGTAGTACCTTCTGTTGCTACTTCCCAAAATGTAGTCTCTTGTGCTGATTCTGTAGTCGAAAAACTATTTTGTGTATAAACATCAAATTGACCTAATCCATCTACGCGAATTTCTCTAAGATTTTTGCGGAGATGGGGCATACCAAATGATAACCAAGGGCCATTCCAATAAGCAACATAATTATTATCAAAATCTTGGAATGTTGCGTTCTTAAACATTTCTGCGACTTTAGCGGTGCCATCTAATGCTCCATATAATATGTTGCTTCCACTAGGTTCTAATATGGCAAATTGCGTTACAGCCCCTACAATAGACGAAGTAAACTGAATTGCGTGAAGCCACCAAGTATTAGTTGCTAAATCAAACTCACAAATAAGTTCACAAGTGTTACCGCTTTGAGGAATACTTAAATAATACTTTTGGTCATAAAAAATTCCGCAAGCGTAAGACACCGATGTTCCGGGTATGGCGGCTAAGACAGGGCGAATATCTCCACTTATATCAGTCATAGTAGTACCATTTGTTACATATACAGCACCTTCTGTGCTTAAAAAGTAAGTGCCGTTCGAAGTCTCTGTAACCGTTCTGTTTGCGCTACAACCAACTTCTGAATTAAGCACACGATAACTTCCATTGTCAGTATCAGTAACAAGAAAGGTTTTGCGTGGCTTAAAAACAAGTAGATATGGGCCAACTTTGCCAATTGCCGTAATTTCTTGTCCATCATTAGGGTCAAAATCAATAGTGACAGCATCAGGCGTAGACCAATTACGCGCACCATCTACTGAACCAGCAGGGTCTACTAATGCTGATAAATATAAACGAGAAGGATTACTAGAAGTACCAGCAATCGCAATCCTGTTGTTATGATAAGCAATATATTTTCCATTGGGTAAAGTACCCGATGCCGCAGTCCAGTTACTAGAAGTAGCAGCACTACCGTCCCATTGTTGCGGCGTGTCTGTCCCGTTTAAACCCCACAGCGGCCCTTGCCCACCGCTAGTTGGAGCCTGTACAAATTCCCATCGTTTATTATTAGTCAAACTTGTTTTTAAATCGCTTACGGTTCCATCTGTAGCAATTTTATAAAGTTTTGTGCTTCCTGCTCCTATTAAATAACGCGTAGAAGTGTGTAGTGGAAATAAGGAAGTTAAAGCAGCGTCCGGGGTAGAATGTGTAACGCAACCGTTACGCTTAGTAATAGTGCCTACAGGAGAGGTATGAAAATTACGACCATTACGGGCTTGACCTTCTGAAATAGCATAAGGCGCGGCTTCTAAATTAATACCGCGCCCCAAATTACTAAATATGTATGGACGGCCCCTCATTCGTAATAAGGTGGAAATCCATGCCATGTACCTTTAACTTGTCCGGGTACGGCTCTCGTATTTCTATGTAGTTCTCCTTTGAGTCGTGCTAAATCTTCGAAAAACTGATTGCGATAAAACTGTGATGCCTCAAAGTCGGACTCTCTGCGAAATGCTTTATGTAACGCATATGTTTCTAACAAGTATTGGTATTGCTCGGGTATTTCTGGTGTATCATTAGCGTCCATAGTTGCTGGAAGTTTGTAGTAACGCATTTTAATTGTATATGTGTTATCAGGCGTAGGCGCAAAATACATTACATTTCCAATAACAATATAAACAATTGGCGTACCTCTATCGTCAGGGTCAAGGCCATCAAAATCATTAATAGAAATTTCTTCTAATACATCTTCTTCGTTTTCTACATATACATCTATAATTCTTGCGAAATCAGAAGGCAAAGTATAAGAATTATCCCCTAAACTTACACTAAAAGTGTGTACGGTATTAGCAGCAGGAATGTTTGCCTGTCTAACAATGTATCCCTGCGCTTCATTAATCCAGTCCTGAACATCGTCTAAGTAGCGAGCAGACGAAAATCCGTAAGACAAAACTTTATTTGTTATTTCTAGTAGCGTACTCAAAAGTTCTTCTTAATGTTAAGGTCTTTACGAAAACCATGCGCTAGGCGTTCACCTACTTCACCAATATGCTCTTTGCGTCGTTTCTCCATAGCCTCTTTTTCAGCCTTTTCTATTTTAGCCGCTTCTATATCAAAATTATACTGTGGGTTTGTTATTTGTTTCACACGCTCCACAATACTACCATCTAGTTCTTGCGCCGTAGTAACTAAATGTTCTCCATTTTCATGCTTTTGTACGACTACAAAATATTGTGCCGTTTCATTATAATGTAGTTCTAAGTCAGGACTTACTTCTTTAATCTGGCGAGCAACATCTCCAACATCATTAGTAATGACCACACGCTTACCGTTGCGGCCTTTAATGATTTGGTCAATTGTCGCTGGTTTTATTTCCATATTAAGTAGAAAAGGGGGGGCTAGGTATTTCCTAAACCCCCCCTAATCTTACACTAGTTTACTAACTAGGCTGCTGCGTCGTCAGTACAACCAGTAAGGACACCGTTGCGGTTAGGAGCAACGCAACCAAGCGCGGAGTACCACTTAAACCACGCCTGCCATACATTGACCTTACCACCAGCGGTAGCACCATCTTTCAGATGAAAAATGCCGCTATCCTTCTGCTGTAACCAACCCGGCCCCTCCTGCTGGAACCAACGGAACGAATCCTTGTTGATACCAAAGGCATAGCCCTTAGGAGCCTCATCATCAGCAACGACAGGAACCTCATTAACGAGGATTGCCGTGTAACCACCATGAACCTGAACGGCCTTAGCGTCATTAAAACGCTTGGTGGACTGATACGAGTCAGCAAGCCGACGACGAACGCCGCGAGTAGTAACAAAAACATCAACTTCTCCGTTACCATTCTGAGCAACATCGTCAAGCAATTTAGTGAAGGAACTCTCGCCAGCAACGCCACCAACGGCAGTTACCTTAGAATTCCAGAACTCATTACCAGCGGTAGACGAGTCAATGGAGTGGAGAGTACGCGACGAAGAAACAATGTTCCTAAGTCCGTCCATTTCCTGACTCCTAGAACCAGTCAGATACACCGCATAGGTAGTACCAACCGTACCTGCTAACGCCGTGTCAATAGTGATAGTCTCGGAACCTGCGGTGGTATCACGCGCAGTAACCGTAGCACCAACAACACCGTTAGTGGTAGCGCCAGTAGCAGCGACGAGAACATCTACAACATCGCCAACCTGAATGTACTGAACATCAGTAGTAACATTAACCACCTGCGGAGAAGCAACGGCGGAACTGGCACGAACGGCTGCCAACCTACCATCGCCAGTACCAAATACCTGACGGTTAATGTCCTTACGCATATCCTGAGCAACGCCCTTAGTCTCCGCATCAAGAACATTAATGAAAGCACCCTCATTGTTCTTGGTGGCGGCGATAGCCGGGTCATCTACCTCAATTGCGTAGTAGTGATACTTAATGTTTACGATTGCGTCCTGCCATGCCTGCTTACCTGCGACGGGAAGCGTGGAATTAGAACCACGCGAACCGCGTCCTCGGTTACGCGAGGTATGGACGGGAACAACCGCACGACGACCAGTATGGTCAATCGAATCGCTGTCGCGCTCAATCTGGTCAAGCATATAGGTCTTATTGTTTAACTGCTCAACAATAGGCCCAACATACAAGTCCTTTAAGATTGCGTCAGCGGTAGCCAATGTCTGTGTAGCCATTGTAAATTACCTTTACTGTTGATTGTTTGCTTTAATTCGTTCCACAGCGGCCAATTTTGCGTCTGAAAATGATGTGATATTCGCAGGAGTAGTGTCAGCAACGCCGGAGCCTTCTGGTGGTGCCGGAGCATCACTTTTAGACTCAAATACACCATCTTGCGCCGATTTTATCAGATTCTTGTAATCCTCAAAACCCTTTTCTATCGCATCTTCATCATCATAGGAAAGAGCCAACTTACAAACTGCCTGCTCGTCAAACTCTCCATATTCTTCTTTAAGTTGAGAAAGTTTTGTAGAAATCTCTCTATCGGCTTCTGCCAATAAACGCTCCTGCTCCCTTTCTCTCTCTTTCTCAAATAATGGTGCCGTTTTTGCTTCTATTGCTTGTTCGATAGATTCTTGTAACTGCTTAAGGTCAGCGGTAGAAAACTCATTATCATCATCAAAGTCAAAATCATCTTCTTCTGAATCCAAATTGTTCTCTGCCCAACCTCTTTCGCTACCTAATCCTTGCCACCACTCTCGTAGGGCTTCTTCATCGTCAGCAATTTCAGCAATCGCAAGCAATTCCTCCATTAAGGCGGGGTCTACTTCATTTACCCCTAATTCCTCATATGGTTCCCATTGTTTACGATAATCCGCCGCCTGCTCAAACTTAGAATTTACATTCCGCTGAACATCTTGGAGGATTGGCTCAATATGTGGCCTCTGTTCATCTGGCACACCAGATAAATCATATAATTCATCTAATGGGCTAGATTCTTGTGAAGTCTCTACGCCTTGGCCGTTATCCTCAGGCTGTACGCTAGTTCCTTCGTCCATGTCATTCTCTTTCCGGCTGTAACTTATATCCTAATTAAACGGCTGTACATTATTGCCTTGGCCTTATTAGGAGTCCTTGGCCTAGTCTTGTTGTGAAACTATCAATGCTTACTAAATTAATGTGTAATTGTTGCTTATTTTTGTGTAGCCTGTATAGCGGCTTCTTTACCGGGTGACTCATAAGACTCACCTTCGTTCATATCTTCTTCGGCATCTTCTGGCATAGCCTCTTTAGCGGCCTGTTGACCGGGGCTAATACCTTCGTCCATAGAATCATTTAATGAATCAGAAGCAGCAGTAAGATGGTCTAGTACTTCTTGGTCTACACCATCAGGCGCGTTTTCGATAAGACTAAGCAGAGAACGGTAAAATTCATCTGCTGTCATTATCGCTCACCAGCCTCAGCAGGTACTAAATCAGCATAGTCAACCACAATGTATTCATTTTCATCATCGCGGGTTACAACTACTACACTAGACGGATAACCGTCAGTACCTACCGTAGCAACAGAATCAAGCACACCGTAGCGTCCCTGATGCTCACCATTTACAGCCTGAACAAAGTGGCCTACACGCGCATCTAAATCATCACGCGCATTAGTAGAATCAATATGCGTAACAGGCTTTGCGGCCTTCTTACTCTTTTTTTCTTTTTTTTCTTTTGCCATTATTTACTCTTTCGTTTTGCTATGTTTACTTTAGCGTAGAAAATTTGCTTTGCTTTTTCTTCGCCGTATTCTTTTACTAACGCTGTCATTAACTTTTTAGCAGCACCCTTTCCACCAAGCCATTCATCATACTTACTGAGGGGCATTAGGATTACCTTGTGGCGGAATCATTTGAGGCATCTGTGGTGGTGCTAATTCCATGCCGGGAGGTGGACTCATAGCCTGCGCGTCTATCTGCTGTACTTTACGCTCACGGTGAGCATTAACATGGGCTTGGAATATTGCTTTAGCCGCTTCATCTGCCCGTTCATACCTGCGTGATTTTTGTTCATCTTCGTGGGCCGCAATATGGAAATCATCATCGTCCCAATCATTAATATCAATTGCTTCCCCGCGTAAGAGTTTTCTATTTTCTCTAACCACTTGCTGTTCATCTTGCGTAACATTTGCGAACAATTTATCAAGACCGCCAACCTCATAATCCCTAAGGAATTTACGAATCTGGCGCGGGTCAATGTTCATACCGTACTGAATAGCCATATTAAAGATTTCAGTCATAGCAGCCTGTTTAGCAGCCTTAGACCTAGGCATAGCAGAACCAGCCTGTACCTCTACATTGGTATTATCTTTCAGCATTGTGCCTCTAAACTCAAAGATATCCCAATCTCCATCTTCACCCGCAATCTGAATCATGCGATTATCATCATTAAATTTAGCCCTTAGTTTAAGAATAAGATTACCCGCATACGCAAGGCTAGTCTCCATATCAGTAATTTCCGGCCCAAGCCGTGTATCGTCAGCCTCTTGTAATAAATTAATAGCAGAGGCCGCTGTAACACCTGCTGGGACGGAAGCCTTAGACACTTCATGGAGTCCACTAATCTCCTGAATAGATGCCTCAATACGGTCAATTTCTTGTAACACATAAGCCGGAAGGTCGGGTGGCCGTAAGAATTGTGGGACAGAATTTGGAAGTGTATCATCAAAGAAAATTTCCTCGCCGGGAATACCTGTATAATCTACATTGGCTTGGCGACTAATCATTACCGACGCATTACCAAGACGAATAGCGTTCTCACGAATCTGAGACTTAATCTTATTAAGGTCAGTCTGAGGGCCGCGTAACTGAGTAGTTACAGAGGTAGGCCAAAAGCGCCCCGGAATAGGCTGGCATCTAAACATAACATAGGGGCAATCCATATAAGGAGAATTACTAAGAGGCTCATGTTTGACAATTTTATCGTTAATCCAAACCGCCCATAAACCATCAGGGTGTTTATCAGACGGTTTACCATAATATTCTCTAACGGCTACGCCCTTATATGTTTCATCTCCCGAACCAGTTGTAAACATACGAGACTCAGCCACGCCAATAGGAGCATCAGCGTCCTCTTTTGCGTCAATCCCATATTTAGTTTTTACATATTCTTTGGAGCGTACTTTTTCCTCAATAACCCACTCAGCGTCATGTATGTAAGTAGCAAGCGGGTCAGGGAAAACCTCAAACGGAGACAATACATCTACTGTAATATCACCGCGAGCAATAGATTTAGTTTGTAACTGTTTCTGTTCTACGAGGTCGTTTAAACCTAACTCCTGTATGCGGTCACGGGTAACAAGTTTATCGCTTTGGTCACGATATGGCTTATCATCTGCCATAACATATTCTGCTTTATCGCCCTTAGTAGAGTCCCAATATATTTTCCAAAATCCTGCCCCTGTAAGTTCTGACCATAACTGTACTAAGTGTAATTTGTCACTAAGATTAAGGTGCTGCCAATCGTATTGTAAAATTTTTTCGGCAAGTTCAGCACCAGATAAATCTTCTTCATCTGCGCTAAATGGAGTAGCGACGAAAACAGGACGATTTTTTAATTTACGGGCAACCCGCGACAAGGCTACAGGCATAATACGGTTATCTGTTAGCGTAACGCGCCAATCAGGTAAACGCGGTTTATCTATGCGACCGTTATTCCAAAATACCCATTGGTCGCCAGCAAAATAAGAAAGATTAAGAAACCAATCTGCTTGGAGCCGAGACTTAGCGTTTTTTGATTTAGCAAGAAGTCCATTAAGTTCTTTTACTGTAAGGTCAGCCATTAATTACCGTTTCTGTGATTTTCGATGTGGTCAGGATTAATTTTACCTACGGCCTCATACTCAGGGTCAAATATTGGTCGTCAAGCATTGAGGGCCGTTTAGGACTTTCTTTTTTGTCTGTCTTTACTGGCGTTATGTAAGTCGGAGCCTGAATTCGGTTTAACAAAGTTTGTATCTGCTCGTCCACATCTTTTTGATATTTACGAAGATATAAAAGCCAAACTAAGTTATTGCCAATAAAGCCAAGAACCATTATGCCTAAAAGTGCTTCGTACATTAAGCAGTCTCAGGCACTATGGTTTTAGGCCGACCCTTTTTCCGCTCCACAGGATTTTTAATCAAAGTACTTACGGTGTGGCTTAAATCATTAATCATCATATCTTTTTCTTTAATTTTTTCTTCTAACTTTTCGACTAATACGCCAAGTTCTAAATTTTCTTCACGCAAATCTTTAGTGGCATCTAAGCCTTTAAGATTAGCCGCTGCTAAAAGACATCTCTCACAAATAACTAAATCATCAATACTAATTTTCATGCCGTTGGCATCATCAATAATTGGGCCGTCCCACGCAGACTCAAAATCTACATAGATAGCATCAGGTTCTTGTCCATAACAGGCAGAACAAAAAGCAGGTACGCTTTCGGCAATCCGCATTAGGCGTTCTCGTTCATTTTCTTTAACCTAGCCATTACGCGCTGCTTCTGGTTGCGATAAGTCATACCGGGCATACCAGAAACAGGTCGTCCTGAAACAGGTCGTCCTTTATCAGCCGGAATCTTAACAGGCTTACCGGGTTTACCGGGCTTTTTGCCTATAGGCCCATACTTGCCACCACTAGGAGGTTTAGGCATAGGCTTAGGTATTGCTTTGCCGCGATTTTCTATAACCCGTTTCATTGCTTCTTTATATTTACCTTTAGATTTATCTGGTTTAAACGGCTGAGTTTTTGCCACTATTTTGCCCGATTTTCTACTTGGGTTCATCTTGCGTAACATTGTTTCCCTATCTGTAAATTCCACCGAATTCACTTTTATTAGTTTTCTTTCTAGTTGCTGCTCGTTGCTGGTCTTGTATCATACTTTCTTGTAATCTGTCAAGTTTTTTTCTATTCTCTGGTGCCTTAGGCATATACGGTCTGCTCATTACAACATATCTTAGCGCATCTAGCAGATGGTCGTCCCGT